TATTTTGTATTAGCATTATTATGTCTTACAAACGAAGAATGTATGGTAAAAGCATACCCTCATTTGTTACCTACACATGAAGCCTGTATGGTAGTAAAACATGATGTACATAGAAAGCTATGGGAGTTTGCTCCTGACAATGCGGAGTCAGTAGAGACATGGTGTTTCTCTATACCAACAGAAACATAGGAGGTTTATATGCCTAAACAAAAAACTAAATCAAAAGTAAACGCAGCAGGTAATTATACAAAACCTACTATGAGAGCTAACCTATTTAGATCTATTAAAGCTGGTGGTAAGGGTGGTAAACCCGGACAGTGGTCTGCACGTAAAGCCCAGATGCTTGCTAAAAGATATAAAGAAAAAGGTGGGGGATATAGATAATGCCCCTAGCGAAATCGCAAAGATCATTAAAGTCTTGGACTAAACAGAAGTGGCGTACTAAATCTGGTAAGCCATCAACACAAGGTAGTAAAGCTACTGGTGAAAGGTACTTACCCTCTAGTGCCATTAAGTCTATGTCTAGTTCAGAGTATGCTGCAACAACTCGTAAGAAACGAGCAGACACAAAGAAAGGGAAACAATTTAGCAAACAACCAAAGAAGATTGCTAAGAAGACAAAAGGACACAGGAGAGTATCGTGAGGTATTTACAATCTAAAGATAATAAAGGAAAGCTATTGTATATCCGAATGTGGGTAAAAACAGCAGTATTTGTTTTTCTTGTTTATCTGTTAACAGCTAGTATTTTAAGAGCAGAGGGATGTGATAGTAGTACGAATGCTAACTGTATTGAGACAAATAGTAATACTAACTCTAATGTTAACTCTACTATGTCATCAGAGACTACAGTAAAGTCTCCTCCTCCATCAGCAATGTCACCTACGATTAATAATTCTAATAGTGACTTGTGTACCGTTGGAGTTGCAGGAGCCGTACAGACCCAGATACTAGGTATATCTGCAGGAGCTACAGTTAGAGATATGAACTGTGAGAGACTGAAGAATGCAAAGGTTCTGTATGATATGGGGATGAAGGTGGCAGCCGTATCGGTGATGTGCCAAGACAAAAGAATATTTCAATCCATGATGAATGCAGGTACTCCTTGTCCATACGACGGACTTGTAGGTCTACCAGCTAAAGAAGCATGGAAGAATAACCCACATTTAATACCGGGTGCTAAAACAGGAAAGAATAAGGAGTGGTCAGATGATGATAAGAATACTGCCAAAGGTGCTGCTGGCGTCGGTGGTTTGCTTGCTCTCCTCCTACTGCTTATCTGATGTTATATACGAAAGAACAAATAATGTAACTACGAATGGTTACAAATGGGATATGACAAAGATACTACCACCTGAAGCAGGATTAAAAGTTCAAGGGATATACCACAAGTATACGATAACTAAAGATCCTAATACAGATGCTACAGTATCTATAGTTAATAAAAATACTAATGGTGTAGGTAATATCTATGAGAGACATGATAATTGGGATCAAGTACCTAGTAATACAAAGTTAGGATTTGATACAATTACACCTACGTTAGGTACGTCCTTTGGAGATGGTAGTATATATGTAGATGGTGATGGAGAACTGAGCGACGTTATAGTTGCTTATAATTACATGTATGATACGTGTGCCATACCATTAACAGATTCTTCTTGTCCGGGATATGAAGACGCTCTTATGAAATATCTTCTTGATAATGGTTTAATAGATAATGAACCAGATATAAATGATCCTTACTATGATGATTGGGTACAGTTCCAATTAGATCAGAAAGCAGAAGCTGCAGAGGAAGAAGAAAGAGAAGAAGAGAAAGCTAAAGAGGAAGAAGAAGAACAAGAGTTGAAAATAGAGAAAGCACTTGCGGTAGCAGGTGCGGCTGAACAAATTGCGAACCCAACAAGACAGTTATTGATGATGACGCAGATGATGTCAGCAGGAACCCTAGATGCATACTATGGAGCGACGATAAACGGTGGAACTTATGAAGAAACTGTTGAGTTAAAAGATGGTATCATTATAGATAATTTTAAAGCGTTGAGAAACCTTGCCCAAGATAAGGTTCATAGAACAATGGTTCGATCTCAATATGAATGAATGGAGATAACATGGATATTAAAACAATAACAGCGTTAGCGTTCTTAATGCCAGCAACTGCTGCAATGGCAGTTGACTCACCTATTACAGGTACAGTAGAACCTAAGTGTTCAATATGGACAGAAACAGCAGGTGTATATGGACATCCACTACCATACAAGCTAACTACAAAACCTTCAGATGGTGGAGTTAAGGCTAGTATACGTGTTGATATAGCGCAAGCTGATTACTATAAAACTAAGTTCACACATCCTAACAGTTTCTCATCTAGTCCTACGTTGACAGATGCAGTCTCATGGACAGGTAGTACTGTTGTAGGTGCAGTAGGTGTAGCAGGTATGTCTGCTTATGAAGCTGCGAAGGTAACTTACAACAACGTAACAGAATTTAATATGACATTAGCAGGATCTACATGGTTTACTGTTGAGTCAGAAGCAAGCTATGGATCAACTAAGTCTTTACCAGCAGGTAACTACACAGCACTTATAGTAGCAGAATGTATAGCAAAATAATATTATCTTTTTGTTTTGTTTTGTGTACTGCGTTTCAAAGCTATGCTCATGAAATGACACCAGCTTACCCTAAGTTAAAAACATCATATATAGATGGTGTATCAGTTACTAAAATGAAACTGTTTAATAGAAGAGAGGAGGTACAGTATTATCAAATAGAAGTATTTACATTTGATTTTAAACCTGTTCCTTTTGCTTCTACAGATAAGATAATAAAGATAGGTTTTAATAGATATAAAACATTTAATGTATATATAAAATCTAATGACATAGATAAAGTAGTATACATTTGTACACAATCAAAATTATTCAAAGAGACTAATCAAATTTCTTTAATAACATCGAGGGTTTGCTCAAAAATAAAGGACAAGTAAATGAGGATATACTTAATACTTTTATTAGTTACTCTTGTTTGCAGTTGCAGTTATAGTAGAACTTATGCAGACTCAACGTCTAACTCTTTAAGTTTATCGATACCTAATTCTACTACAAGTTTCCAAGCAGATAAATTTCGTGCAGGGGAACTAGATTGTAGTAACGCAATAGGGTCTGCAACTAATATAGAGTTTGGAGTAACTGGTATTATCCAAGGAGGAACTACAGGACATCAACAGGTTGGTGATATTGGAGTATACTCTAAGATAACAATACCGCTTGGAAAGCGGGCCAAGAATAGAATTGATTGTAATCGCTTATACGAACTTGAACTTCAAAAGAAAGAACTAGAAGTTATGAAACTACAGCAAGAGATAAACCAACTAAGAAGTTTATCCTTTGAGAACTAGGAGGACATTATGGCAACAGAGATAGAAGTTGGAGGAGCCACCATAAAAGGTGGGAAACTCATGCTTATTGTACCAATCGTGTCGGCACTAGGTGGTGGACTATGGGGTGGTTTTGAATTTTACAAAGACTACATGGATATGAAAGAGATTATTCAGAATATAGATATAGACTCTATACAGTCTGAAAACACTTTAGTTCAAACTAAGTTAGATAAAGCAATCGATTATACACGAGATATAAAAGATGATCTACGTGAAGACATACTGAAGATGGAAGGCTACATTGATAAAATAGATTCTAAGGTTGAGAAGTCTGTAGATAGTGTTAGGGAAACTAAACTATTAATAGATGCTTCATTAGAAACTATGTTGGCTTCTATGAATGAATTACAAAAAGATACCACTGCATCTCTTAGAGAAGTTGAATCTTTAAATAGAGATGCTGAGAAAGATGTAAGGAATACAATGAGAGAAACCGAAGCAAGAATAGAGTCTAGTATGAGGAAGCTAGAGGATAAGCTAACTGAAAGGTTACAAGAAGCTTTGGATAACCCACTCTCAGATTAAGTTTCCGCAATGTCCTCACGACTCCGGTGGTAGTCAGCGGATAGACCACCACATAATAAGGCTAGTAGCCTGTTAGATAGATAGAACCTAGGAGGTTACTATGTCAAGATATATACAAGAGGCTGTTAAGCCTAAAGAAGAAATCACAGAAGATAAAGAACCTAGAGAGATGCCTAAAGCAGGTGAGTACTCTATAGAAGATTTACAAACAACTAAAACTCCAACGTGGTCGAGAGGTTCAGTAAATGGCTAGTACAGGATATAAAGAAAAAGTAACTGACGAGCAACTATTAAACCTAATTGAGTCTGGAGTAGAGAATACTACTGGTGATTGGTTAAACTCTTCTGATTTACAAAGAGAAAGACAGAGATCTACATATGAATATGCAGGAGTACCAGAGCTACATTTAGCTCCGCAAGGTGTATCTACTATTGTAGACACCTCTACTACAGAAGTAGTGGAAGCGTATACTGCTGTATTGTCTGATTTGTTTTTGTCTAATCAAAAACTGGCGCGATTTATACCAATAAATGATAATGCAAGCTCATATAAGCAAGCTAGAAATGCATCTATGGTAACTAATTATGCTTTATTTAAACAAAACAAAGGGTGGGAAATCCTACAAACTTGGTTTAAATCTGCATTACTTTGGAAAAATGGTGTTATCAGATGGGATTATATAGAAGATTACCAATATAAAATAGAAGAATATGAAGAGATAGATCAAGATAGATTAGATGTATTACTCTCTGATGAGAATGTAGAAATTATTGGTGACTTAGAGTTTAAAAATAAGTTTGGTCAAGACGATCCACTAGGTGGAGTAGAACCAAATGCACAACTAATATATGTTAATGTAAGAATACGACGTAAGATAGATAAGTCTAGAGTTAAAATAGATAACATACCTCCTGAATCATTTAGAATATCTCGTGATGCTACATCTATAGAAGATGCATCCTTTGTGGGTATACAAACTGAAATGACAAGATCAGAAATACGAAAGTATTGGCCTGAAGTTTCATCTAATATTGATGATGATGAATGGGATGAACTTAGCCATGATGAGAATTGGTTAGGAGCTAGTGGGTATTCTGAAGAAATATCTTCTCGTAAACAAGTAACTGGTCAAGAGTATTGGCATGGTACTGAAACAGATGATACATATTCTTTAGAAGCTAGTAGACCAGTTATTGTAACTGAATGTTGGATTAGTGTAGATAGAGATGGCGATGGTATTGCTGAATTAAAAAGAGTAATGACTGCAGGATCTCATATATTATTAGAAGAAGATGTTGACATGATACCGTTAGCTTCTATTACTCCAATAGACATACCTCATGAATTCTATGGTTTATCGATGGCTGACTTTACAAGGAGTTCAACACTTGCATCCACTGCTATTTTACGTGGGTTTGTTGAGAATACTTATTTAACTAACTACTCACCTAAGTTGGCTGATCCTAATGTAGTTGATTTTTCAGCGTTGCAGAATATGCGACCTAAACAAATTATACCTACCAATGGTAATCCAGCTGGTGCAGTATCTGCTTTGCCACCTGAGATTATATCAACTGGAACTGTACCTTTATTGGCACATTTACAGACTATAAAAGAACAAGCTACAGGTATGAGTAAAGCAGCTCAAGGGTTAAATGATACGTTGTATGTTTCTGGGAATTCCGAAGCTAAAGTGGCAGCTGTTCAAACAGCATCTCAGAAACGTATACAACATATTGCTAGACGGTTTGCTGAAACTGGTTTAAAAAGGCTTGTACAAGGTGTATACTTAACTATGCAAGATTGTGTTAATAGAAAAATTAGTATGATGGATGGTGGAGTATTTTATTCTATAAATCCAAAAGACTTACCTGCAGAGATGGATTGTGATATATTCTTAGACTTAGGTGAAAACTCTAATAGCAACTTATTGCAAAAGTTTACTAAAGTAGGAAGTGAAATACTACCAGCTTTAAATAACCAAGGTCAAGGTATGGTTATAAAACCAGAAGCTCCTGCAGTATTAGCAACTAAAGTTATAGAATCTTTAGGATTAGATTCACATGACTTTTTAGTAGACTACACTACAGACGAGTTTAAACAAAGAGCCGCACAAGCTTTAGATCAGCAATCAAAATCTGCTGAAATGAAATCTAAATTAGATGATGAAAAAGCCCAGACAGAAGCTAGGCAAAATGAAGCTAATGTTAGATTTACTATGGCTCAAACTAAAAATACAATGGATGATAATGCAAAACAACTAGCAGTATCAATAGACAGACACTTCCAAGAGTGGACTGAGCTAAAAATTAAAGCAGAAAAAGAAGGTGTGGAATTACCGCCACGACCTGATTACTCACAAATACTTATGATGGCTAAAGAGTTAATTGGTGAAGTTGATAGGCTTCAACAACCACAGCCAGCACAACAACAACAAACAGGAGCTACATAATGGCAACAGTAACATTAACAGCCGCAGGTGTAGGCGGTACACAATCAGGCACAATTACAACAGCTGGTGGATCTGGCGGTGGTAAAGTAATAGTCGCAAATGATAGTGACTCACCAATCACATTTAAAGTATCTACAGCAGGATCAGTAGTATTAACTGATCAATACTGTGATGCTAAAAGTTTTAAACTAATAACAGGATTAAATAACGGTGCGACTACATTAACTGTAGTATCGACTGCTCATGGCACATCTGCACAGAGCGGTGAGATTGTTTACCTAACATTGGTTACTTAAGAACAATGGAAAAATATCGTAGAGCAGCTGAGAAGAAGCTGGGCGATAAAGTACATCCTGATATAATAGCGCAAGAAGCTCTGGAAAATGCAGAGTTTTCTTCGCGTGAAAGGGAATACTTCTTCGATAGAGCATACGGAGAATTACTTGCTGACTATTTTGTTGAGTGGTTAAAGACCTCTCCTCACGAAACTAAACATCGTGAGTTTATATACAATAGTGCATTAGCACTTGGAGATGTAAAAGCAAGATTAATAGCAGTAGAAACATTAGGTAAGAACATACCTTATATAAAAGACATGGAGGACTAAATGTCGAGGACAATAGATTATGAATTACTAGTTAAAAATTGTAAAGATATTATCAACACTCTTGAGCATGACTCAATGAGATCATCTGGAAAGATGAAGATGAATTCAGATCAACTTTTAGCTTTATACAAGTTATTACCTATCTATGAAGATAAGGTAATTAAAATTAAACCTACCCCAAAAAAGAAGGAGGGTTAATAAATGGACAACGAAGGATCTCTACCCAATACGGATGACGTTCAAGTTGATGGTCAGACTGAAGCACAACTCTTAGATGCCGTACTAGCAAATTCTGAACTTGCACAACAAGCAGGAATTGTACCGCTACCAGAAGAAGAGGAAGCCGAAGATGGCCCGGTGGAATCAGAGGAACAACAAGACCAAGATTCTGAAGAAGCCGTTAGTGAAGATGAAGGTGAGGAAGTTGAGTCAGAAGAAGATGTAACAGAAGATGAGGATGCCGCTGAAGAAGTCGCTACCCAAGAGACTGATGTTTACACTGCTGATGACCTTGATTTGGATGCAAAGGTTTCTGTCAAAATTGACGGTGAGGAATCTGAAGTATCTTTTGGTGACCTACTTAAAGGTTACACAACCGAACAGAGTCTTTCTAAAAAGGGTCGTGAACTCGGAGAAGCAAGAGAAGCTTTAACTAAAGAACGTGAAGAAAAAATGGGAGAACTGGAAAAAGTAATCGCATCATCTTCAGCTCTTATTGGACAAGCAGAAGAAGGGCTTGCTAAAGAATACCATAGCATAGAAGCTGAAATAGAAAAAGCTCGTGGTGAAGGTAATTCTTTTGAAGTTAACGAACTTAAAGATAAACGTGAAATGGTTCAAAAACAATATTGGACTATTCGCAATCAACGTGAAACTATGGTTAAGACTGTTGAAGAACAGCGTCAGAAATTATTAAAAGAAGGATGGGAAAAAGAAATAAAACATTTCAATGATACTATCCCTACTTTAATACCAGACTATAATGAAAGTTTAGCAAAAAAGATACGTGAGTTTGCAGTTAATGAGGGTATTAACCCAGAGTCATTAGATACAATCACTGATCCAGCTATTGTTAAATTCGTTGATGATTTTAGGAGACTAAAAGAAAGCACTTCTAAAGGCGCGGCTAAACGAAAAGTCACACCAACTAAGAAAGCACTTCCTACTAAGAAACCTAAATCCCTTAAGAAGAAAGCACAAGATAAAGCTAATACAGTCAGAGCAAAAGCATTTGCTAAAGACTCTACTAAAGCTGATCAAGACGCTTTCTTAAGACAACTTGCTTCTAATTCTCTAAAATTATAATATAGGGTATAAACCCTAGGAGTATATCATGGCAAAGACAATCGGCTCAAGAGCCGTAGCAACTGGTCGCGGTGGTGCTGACGTAGCGTCGGGTACTAGCGACGCAATGGTTTCACAACGTGAAGACCTATCTAACTTTATCAGTATGATTACAAGGGATGAAACACCATTCCTA